AATGCAGAGTCAATGTCACGGATGCTTGGAAGATTAGTAGAGAAGATCATCTTCTTACCTTTGGTTGTCACAAGACCATCACCAACATTAAGGAAACGATGCATCATTGTGTTGCCATCGCTACGAGATTTTAAGAATGCATCGCTGTCTTCAAGAACCATAACTTCTGCATCGTCTTCGATAAAGCGAGCAAAGAATCCATCCTTCTCAAGAATTGCTGCATCATATGTAACGATTGCTGAGCAGTTACGATGTGCAAGCAGACCACGAATGAATGTAGTCTTACCAGTTCCTGGAGGTCCAATCAATAGGAGAATGTTTGCAGAGGATTCCATGTAACGATCGTAGTAATCATTAAGAGATTCGCCATTAAGAAATGGATACATTTCTTCAACAGGAAGACGATCACGATTCAATGGAACATTTACAGAGTTACCATCACCACCATAAATCCATTCAATGTATGAAGTTACAACAGAGAAATTTTCTTCAACGATTTCGATAACATCTTCTGCAAAATCAGTATCACCAAATGCACGAACAGTTGTTGAGTTTGAGTTTACATCGAACTTAATGAAGTTGTTTGTTCTTTCTTCAATGATAAATCCATTAGAAGAATTTGTTTGGACAAAAAGAAAATCTTTGAAGTTTGCTTCTGCCCAAGTTTTCCATGTATCACGATTTGCCAAAACAGTTGTCTCTCGTTGAACTGTCGAGTTGTTGGCAAGCACACGACGCTCCATAATCTGAGATGTAATTAAATCATCAAAATCAGAAACACCCAAAAATATTTTATTATTTTCCATAATATCTTTCAAATTAAACTGCCCATCAGTGGCATCCCATGTAAACTTTCTAAGAAATCTTTCAGTACGCTTTTTTGCTCTTACTTTAGATCTTCTATGTGCTCTTGCTAGTGCAGGTCGATACGCAACAGTACCATCACCCAAGTCACGAATCAAGTCTCTTATCGATTTGCTCACTGTCATCATCTTCACCTATAAAGTCATCTAGATTTACTTGTTTCTTTTTCTTCGCTTTTTTGCGTTCAATAAATGTATCATCAAATGTATGATTCTGTTGCATGAAATCTAGATACGCATTATGAAAATCACCACCTTCATCGCTTTCTTGTAACTCAAACATTTCAAATGGCATGTCTTGAATTAACTTACCTTTAATGTAACTTTGTTTCTTTTCCTTGGCAATCCTTCGCAGAAATGCATACCAGATAATCTGTGTAAAATATGCAAATGGATTGTTGGATTTCGTTGGATCAAAGTTATCAATATACTGAAGGCAATTTTCCACACCATCAAGAATCATATCATCTCGATAAGAGTAGTTTATAAAATTGGGTTTATAAGAAAGATGCGTTGCGATCTTAAGAATACATTCACCAATGTAATTACTCACTTGTGGTTTTGGTAATCCATTCTCTTCAGCATGCTTAACTTTCGCTTTCATCTCAACGATTGCTGCTAAAAAGTCAGCGTTATTTACATATTGTGCCATACATACTCGTTCCTCATTTAATTCAATTTATTCATAAGTATACATCAAAGTTATTGAAAAGACAAATCTTTTTTATTGTTACAATTTAGATTTGCTTTTTTATTTGTCTTGGGGCATAATCACTGTGTTAGGGTTGATAAAGAGATTAGTGTACTGTATCGTTTCCTTGAACATAAGTTCTTTCTTCCTCTTTCTCTATCGGTTCACCACCGACAATCTCTTGTAGCATATTGATTCTCTTTCTAACTTCTTCTACCGTAAGAGGTTCATCTTCCCAAGTAAGTTCTTCTTTGGTTTCTTTTGTACCCTCTTTTGACATGAAAGATACTTTCTCATGCTCTGCAACAATACGACGATAATGAGGAATGAAAAGATGATGCAGTTTCTTACAAAAGACTATATCTTTTTTATGTATTACAAAAACTCTATCATCGGAGAATTGGCAAAGCGGAGATGCCGTGATGTGTTCACGATTTGCTTCTAAGACTGGAATGGTGCGAATGCACATTGGAGTTTCAAGTAGAATTGCATCATCATCTTCTTCACGCAAGACAGCCATCATCTGCTCACCAGATGTTAATTTTAATATAACATACAGTTCTGTGCCATCTAGCATAAGTCCACCTCTACTATTTTAGTTTTAAATTCTTCTTCAGCATAGGTTTTATACCTTTCTGCTGCATGATTTAGAGTATGGTTTTTCCAAGACTTCCAATGAAGGTCATCCGCTATATCAAATAAATTACAGGATGTTTTGCCATCTTTTAATCTTAATCCACGACCAATACTTTGCAGATTACGAATCTTGGATTTACTTGGCGATGCGAAAACGACATTCTCGATAGACGGTATATTGATCCCAGTTGAGAATGTACCAAAACTAGCAATAATAATAGCATCACTTTCGTCTTCTGTAATGTGACGAATTGCTTCACGATCGGTGACTTCTGTCCCACCATATACAAAAAATACCTTTCTTGTGTCATGTGCTTTATTCTTAATTAACTCGTAGAGAATCTTTCCATGTTTTTCAACATACTGAAATAGAACAAGTGTGTTTCCTGTAGAATTGATTGCGAGATTACGAATAAATTTGTTTCGTTGTTCGCAACCTACAAGCCAATCAATTTCCTCTTGGTATGTATTGTTCTTTCTTTCCTTACGAATCTCTTCTGAGTATTTCAGAATAAGACACATAATATTTAGGTTTGCGAGTTTATTAGAATCCATCAATGCTTTGGTAGTAGTTACTCTGTGGATTGGACCAAAGATCCCTTCCAATACCAAACGATGAACTTTCTTGTTATCGATAGTACCAGTGGTTCCAACTCTATAACGAATTGAATCCATCTTTTCCATAACAGTCGTTAAAGACTTTGCTTTGAATTGATGTGCTTCATCACCAAAGATAACATCGAATTGTTTAAACCAAGATTTTGGTTGTAGATAAACTGATTGCCATGTTGTAATTAAAACATCTTTAGTAAACTCTTTAGTGAATCCACTATACAATTTTTGGCAATGTTGTTTTGTTTCCCAACCATTGGCAGAAGAATAATCTTCAAAGTCAGTATACAACTGTTCAACCAAAGATGTTGTTGGAACTATGATGATACATTTACGATTGTTTTCTAAATGCCAACGCATCGTTGTATAAATGATAAACGATTTACCTGATGCAGTCGGAGATAGTAGAAGTGTTCGTTCTCTGTCAAGAGCAGTCTTCACTGCTTCAACTTGATAGTCACGAATCTCGATAGGTTTACCATGCCCCATCGGTTCTAATGATTTGGCATAATCCTCAATCTGTTCATGAGTTATACCATTGGTTGTAGAAATATCTGATTTGAATGTTAACAGATAGTCGTTGCGTTCGCAAAACTGTTCAACATAATTTAATAAACCAATGTAAAGAGTTTTTCTTACTTGATCATATAAACGAACTTTACCATCCCAAAGTCTTGCTCTGAACTGTGGTGTAAATCTTGCACCTGGATACTCATAGGTAAAGAAGTCTGTTAGTTCCTGTTCAATACTAGCATCAGAGAACACACGCATGTAGACTTCATCTAACTTCTCAATAGTTACCATTACATTCCTGCCAAGAATTTCTTCCATTCAACTGCAGTTTTAATCTGCCAGTCTCTGGCTTTAATTTGTTGAAGAACTGATTCAAGAAAATAAATCATCGTCTCAAGATATTTGATTTTGATTTCCATAGCGTTGAGTTCTGCATCGCCTTTTAGAAATTCATCCATTTCATTCTTGATTGGTTTGACACCTTGCCATTGATCCCACTGCAGATCTTGTAACTCATCACGAGAAAGTTCACCACGATAGTAGCGAAACTTATTCTTACGAGTTAGATTGTAATCTGATGAGAGTTTGGTGTGCTTGAGTTTAACCTGCACAAGTATCTTTACATACTTGGCATGTAGTTTGGGAGTTGCTGTGGAATTTTCACCGAGATAATTATCATCAATCTCGCAGTCTTTGTCCCACTCTTCTTGCAATTGTTCAATATTCATAATAACCTCACATTTATATAACTGCTATTATACCGCAGTTATTACAAAAAAGCAAATTTGTCTTACAAGAATTTGTAGAATCCGTATCGGAAAGTTGCATTTCCAATCAGATATTGGACATCATTATTTGTTCCTGCAAATTGCAAAGAATCAATACCAATAGGAAACAAATCAACAAACTGCACTGACTTAGCAACATTGTTGTTGCCTGTTAAGATTTGTAATGTAGCATCAGAATAATTTTTTGCTAACTCGCTATAATTATTTGTGTCATTACCTGTGAATGTTATATACTGATCATATGATTCTGGAAAACCAAGAGCGACAATCCAATTGTAGATTGCTTGATAGTTCGCCATGTTTTCGTCAACCAAGAACTGAACAGTTAGTTGATCGTATGTTAATGTTTCACCAGGAATTGGAGCAACATTAAATGGGTTACCAAACTCTGGTGCACCAAGAGATAGTCCAGGAAGATTTACGGACTGACAGAAAAACGAAATACTTGGTAGTTTGTGAATACCAAACATGAATCCATTAGGTGATAGTGGATTTATATTAGTTGGAACAGGACATGAAATTGTACTAGCCATTTTGTCTCTTCAGAATAAGTGTCATACTATTATTTAGGAATAAAAAAGAGGGATCCGAAGATCCCTCTAAAGTACCGCTTCTATGTCGGCTTAGTGCCAACTCGATGGATTACATCAAGTTAGTTACTTTAACACGACGGTAGTAGTAGTTTGCGTTCGCAGTTAGATCGCCAGTTGAACCAGATGCGTCATCTAGGTCAACGAATGGGTTAGCAACTAGACCATAACGAGTCTTGAAGCCGATCTTTGGTTGGAAGCTGTTTGGATCAACAGCACGAACCATTTGTAGTGGAACATATGGGCAATAGAACAAGCCAGCATCGAATGCTGAAGTACCCTTGTAACCAACTACGAAGAACTGAGTTGCGGACACATTGGCAGTGTATGGATCAACATATACTTTGTACTTGCCGTTTAGAACACCAGCGAAAGTAGTAGAAGTGTCATCGATGTTCAATGCACTGTTACCTTGTAGTGCTGGAGTGTAGTCAAGAACACCAGCCATCGCTAATGCAGATGCAACATCTGCAGAAGTGATGATGAAGTTACCACGACCACGACGAGTTTGTTGACCGATTGCATTGGCTTCACGCTCGATTTGGAACATTAAACCTTTGAACTTCTCAACAGACCAACGACCATTTGAGTCAGTGTCTAAGTCGAAAGTACCAGCAGTAGTAGTACCAACTGCAGCACCTGCCTTAGCAGTCTTGTAGATTGTACGGATAACTTCACGATTGATTTCAGCAAGAATTTCTGTTGAAAGGATGTTGCTCAATTCGCCTTCAGCATCAAGACCATGAACAGATTTCATATCTTGTGCTAGTTCGATTGAGTACTCAGCTTTCAAAGCACGAGTCTTAGCAGTTACAGAAGTCTTCTCGATAGAGAAAGCCATTGCACCGAAAGAGCCATCACCAGTGCCACCTTGACCAAGACGCTCTGCTGCAGATGTTGCTAGACCAGTACCAGTAGTTTCAGAACCACCGAAGTCATAAACACCAGAGTGAGTGCCAGTACCAGCGAAGTCAGTATCTGCTTCGTTGAATAGAGCCTCAGTACCACCTTGAGTGCTGTAGCGTGATTTCATTGCGAAAATCAAGCCAGTTGGTTGAGTCATTGGTTGAACACCAGCAACATCATAAGCGATAAGTTGTGGCATTGCACGACGAACCAAAGAGATTAGAACTGGATCAAACTTAGCGAAACCGCCAGTATCAGCATAAGAGCCAACAGCGTTAGCTGGTGCTGCTTCGTTTAACTCGCCCATTGCTTCGTGACCACGACGCAACTCACGCTCTTGGTTCTCTAATAGAACTGCAGTAACTTCTTTAATGTAGTTATTTTTGATTGGGGATGCAGATTCTGATTCCAGAATTGGAGCCCACTTTTTAACTAGATCTTGACGATTGATAGTCATTTTATTTTCCTTTATTTATTTTTGTTGAGTGCTGATAGATACGCAGACATAGTTGGATCAAGTTTTGGCTTGTTCTCTTCTGTCAATGTTTCTACTGGAGCATCAGTAACAACTGATTTAACATCAGCAGTTGCCTTTGTTGTGAAATAATTTTCACGGATAGTCTTTACTTTAGTCTCAAAAGATTGTGCATCTTCGTATGACAACTCTTCAACAAGACCAGTAAACTTTTCTACTTCAGTGTCAGTTAGACCTTCACTGATTGACTTAACGATTTCAGCACGCTTCTGTTCAGCGATAGTCTTAGACATCTCGATGTTAGTTGCCATCTGTTCATTAAGTTTTGCTTCAAGTTCTTCAATCTTGTTTTCCATTTCGCCAAGCACATCGAAACGCTCTTCAGGAACATCGATGTAGTGCTCTTCGAATAGGTTCTTCATACCAGCCACGAAACTCTCAAGAATTTCAGACTTCATTCCACGCTCTAGGGCAATTTCATTATCTTTCATCCACTGCTCAGCTACATAGCCGAGATATCCATCAACTTGTTCAACAAGACCCTCTACATTCTTTGCAACTTGCTCAGCAAGTTTGCTTTCGAATTCTTCTTCTAATCGTGCTACTTCTTGTTTAACACGATTCATAACTGCAGCTTCATAAATGGTAGTTGCTTTCGCTTTGAACTCTTCAGAAAGTTCTTCACCATTCATAAGTGCATCAATATCTTCCTTGACACCTTTTAGGTGGCTAGGCTCAGCTGCAACCGCACCTTTGGTTGCTGCGTTTTCTTTCTTAGAAGTACCACCTTCTGCTTCTTTCTCATCTTCGACATTGTTTTTAGCATTGTCTGGATTTGGATTTTCTGCAGCAGGTTTAACTTCTTCTTCAGTGATCTCTTCCACAACCTCGTCAGCTACTTGCTCAGCAAGTTTTGCCTTTTTAGATTCTGCTAAGATTTCAGCAATTTTTTGTTCGATTGACATCGTTTTCTCCTGTAACTGGATAGTTCTGTTATATTATTTATTATTTATCTGATTTTACTCAGAAACTTTTGGAAAGCGACTATCTTTGCTTCCTCTAAATTACGAGAAGAAGTTTTTCTAATAATAGCTTTAACTTCTTCAATATGTTTTTCCACAAACTTTCCATCAACGAATACCCACTCTTTATTCTCCATAATGCCTCTAACATAAGCGTCAGGAGCAGAAGGGTCGGCAACGATGTCGGCTGCAGTGGACAGCATGAAATCGTCTTGAACAACTTGAATACCATCC